AGACAAGCGTAAATAGGCAAAACGACCCCTACTAAGGAGAATTGTGAAGAAACTTTGGGAAGAAGTACATGGTCTTGTTTGGACCTTGGCAGGAACGGGAATGGTTCTCATTACCCTGTCTGGTCAAACATTAACCTGGGGTGTGTGGATCACAGTCGCTGGTCTTGTTGTACACTTCGTTGCTGTTGCTGGAAAGGGTAGTGACACAGACGAAGAGTAGAGGTTCATGGGTAACAAAACAATTGGGTTTTTAACATACGACTGGGCGCACGGGACAAAGCCACTACAACCAAACGGTTGTGCTTGGTATCGCTGTCTGCTACCTAAAAACGAACTAGAGAAGTTTGGTTGGAAAACAGGTCTTGGATTTCCACGCTGGCACGATGAGTACGGATATGGGTTAGTTATATCTAACGACAAAGCCATACACGGTTGGGAGATACTTGTATTCAAGTTAGTGATGCGTAAGGAAATCACCGACCAAGTAAAAGTAGCAAAGTCTAAAGGTCAGAAAATAGTAGTAGATATTGATGATTTCTTTGAAGGACTTGATCCATCTAATCGTGCGTATATGGCTACCGATCCAAAGTTACACCCAGATAACAATCGTGACCATTACATAAAAATGATTTACGAAGCAGATGCTGTAATTACATCAACACCATTTTTGTACGACTACTACGCAAGTAAGCGTAACAATGTGTTTCTAGTTCGCAACGGTATTGACATTGACCGATGGAAGATGAGAAAAGACAAAGCAAAAAGATCACCAGTTGTTGGATGGGTTGGTGCTACCCCGTGGCGTTCCAAAGATTTAGAAAGTTTAAATCCATACGTTCCTAAATTTTTGAAGAAACACAATTTGACTTTCCACCATTCTGGTCACACGGCAGATGCCCCTTTTGCGTATGAGCAAATTGGGTATCACCGACAGAAATCAACAATAATGCCAATGGCCCCTATTCTTGATTATCCAAGACTATTTCCACCAATAGACGTTGGGTTAGTTCCTCTTAACAACCTTGAATTTAACCACGCTAAGTCCTTCATTAAGGGTCTTGAATATGCGGCGGCTGGTGTGCCATTTATTACATCGTATTCACCTGAGTACCAGTATCTTGCTGATGCTGGGGTTGGGCGTATTGCTAAAAGTCCAGAGGAATGGACTTATCATTTAACTGAGTTGCTAGACCCACAAATGCGTAAAGATGACGCAATGGTAAACTACGAGATAGTCAAAGACCAATTTTCAATGCAAAAGCGTGGCTTTGAATGGAACGAAGTAATGGAGAAGATTGCAGCACTATGACCACCTTAGATGATTTAACAATACCTGCACCGCCCATTGGACCGATGGATTGGAATGCAGACGGATTTGTTATTAAGAAAAACTTAGTTCCAGAAGAGTTGATGGTTAACTACGAACAGTGCTGGATGGAAAACAATGCTGAACGACCTGGTGGTTGGCCTGATTGCACACCGTACCGCAGACACCCAGAGGTCATGGAGATTCTTACTTATAGCGGCATCAGCGACACCATGCAAGAACTGATTGGTGAACCTGCTGGTCTTCATTTAAATCTAACGGGGTGGGTTACTACTCGCCGTAATTGGCATCAAGATTCGTATCTAAATCCAGACCACGTGGGTGATTACTACGCTGCTATCTGGATTGCTCTTGAAACTATCCACCCAGACTCTGGTCCATTCCAGTTTGTTCGTGGATCACATAGGTGGCCTACGGTTACTAGAGAAAAGATTCTTGATGCGTTAGAACCATCTGAACGTGATCACACGTGGCCCAAACACAGTGAACGACTACTTACCTCTTTGTTTGAAGCAGAGATTGAAAAGCGAAACGCTGAAGTAATCACTTACCTTCCAAAGCGTGGTGACGTGTTGTTTTGGCATGGTAGGTTATTACATCGTGGTTCTGAGCCTAATGTTGTTGGTATGCCACGTAAATCTTTGATTGCTCACTATTCAGGAATCAATCATCGTCAAGATATGCCAACAGCAAAAAGTCATAATGGTGGGTGGTACTTCCCACTAGAAGGTGGTCCTGTTTCATGAAACTTTTAAATGTTGGTTGTGGAACCCATTACGCACAAGGTTGGGTAAATACAGATACATGGGAAACAGATGACACCAAACCAGATGTCAAGGTAGCCCCTGGTAAACCGTATCCGTTTGAAGATAATACGTTTGATGCTATCTACATGGGTCATGTATTAGAACACATTCCTTGGTTAGAGGTGTCTACATTCCTTAAAGATATGCAACGTATTGCTAAACCCAATGCCCCAATGCTTGTTGTTGGTCCAGATGTTCATAGAACTATTAAACGCTGGAAAGAGGGTTTAGAACCGTGGTGGTTGGTGGAGTCAGTTATGGAGCATTTAGATGTCCCTGATACACATGTTCCTGGATTGGAATGGTGGGATGGCGCTCATCACCATTGGAATTGCCATGAGTCAAGGGTTGAGAAATTGTTGAATTTATTGGAGTTTAACAATGTTGTCAACTTATTTGATGTGATACCTAATAACCCAGCAGGTAAATCATGGTTTGATGCAGAAAGCCAAATTGAATGGCCTGTTGTTGGTAAGTACTATTGGCAATTCTGCCTAAAGGTTAATAACAAACTATAATTAGCCCATGGCACAACGTGGTATAGGAAAGCAAGGTCGAGACAGGATTAAACAGTCCCTTAACGCTACCTCTAAAGATGTTAGTGGAAGCCAAGGCTCTCGTGAAGAAGCCTTTGATCCTTGGGTAGCGGCAAGTCCTGGTTTTGATAATGCTGTACCAAACATGCTTGGTGAGCGAACCAACGGTATGGACAGCACTCGGTTGTCACACGCTCAATACTTTTTTGACCCAGACACGATGCAAGGCAATCTTTATGTAAAGTTTCGCCGTGCTCAAAGTGAGTATGTCTACACAGGTATCCCTGTGTACGCTGCTAGAAGAATTTATGATGCTTTATCAAAGGGAAAAACAGTACCTAGTATTGAACAATGGGGATACTACAAACATACTGGCGGTGAAGGAGAGTACTTCCAAAAGCCAGAGGGTACTCCTATGGGTAAAAAGTTTATGTCTGGAATACTTACCGCACAAGAGCAATACAAAGAAGAAAAAGATACTCCAACTAGGAACACTCAAGTTTCTGAAATAAACCCACCACAAAGAAACACTGCCTTTGAGCAACTACGTCTTGAGTGGGGTCAAGATAACGACTAGTATTTAACGCCATGAACAAAATGCGTGGCTTTTGGGTTTTTTACTACATACTTCGTGACATTGGTACGCCTAATATCCCACACGTTGCGATGGGGTCATGCCAAGAACTTGGTGGGTACTGGCGTAAAGGAAAAGGACCTCAATTTAGGTTTGGTAAATATCTATTTCAATTTGGGTTATGTAAAAAGAATGAAATTAAAAATGAAAAAGAAGGGCTACTATTTGCCCTTGGTGGTCGTGAAATGAACACAACGATAGAGGAGATTAAAAAGTGGCACTAGGAATATTTAAAAAAGAAGAGAATAAGGAAACACTTCCACCAAGTAAAGCCCAGCAACGTGCTGCAAAACTAGACACATCAACCTTATACATAACTATGGATAATACGATAATGTCTCTTGGTGCAGCCTATGACGGCTGGAGGTATAAGAATACTCCTCCAAGCGAAGTTCGTGATTGTGTGGAGGCATTACAAATAATTTGGGCAGAGTTAGAGAGCAGAAAACAATGAGAGCACCAGAAGAAATTAAAATGGACAAGACTATTGGGCTAATTAAAGATATAGCCCTACGGGTTCAGGCGTACCCCCACAACGGATTGTTGAAAAGAATTGACTATCGACTAGTAGCGGATACCGAAGATTTGTACGATTTCTTAATCCAAGTGGAAAAGTTTGTGGAAGAAGTGGAAGCCAATCGCCGTATGTACGCCCCAAATAACCCTGACCAACTATCACTTTTCTAAAGTGAGGTAGGCTTATAGGGTATGTCGGATACCCTATACGATCAAGAACAAGAGTTACTACCCGAAGATTTAGTTGAGGAACTTGACGAAACCTCGGCTGAATTTGTCGACCAGTTGGTTACTAAACTTGTTTTATTTACTGAACAGTTCTGTAATGTTGAGTTGTTCCCGTACCAAATCCCTATTGCATACCGAATTATTGAATCTATTGTTTTGGGTGACGGTGAAGAACTAACACTAATTGCAACTCGCCAGTCTGGTAAGTCTGAAGTTCTTTCCAATGTTCTTGCAGCACAGATGGTTATCCTTCCTAAGTTGGCTAAGGTCTACCCAACATGGCTGTCTAAGTTTGAAAAAGGATTTTGGGTTGGTGTGTTCGCCCCAACTGAAGACCAAGCAGACACAGTGTTTGGTCGCATCGTAAGTCGGCTAACAAGCGAACACGCCATGGATTTTCTACTTGACCCAGAAATTGATGACAAAGCAACCTCTGGTGGCACTCGTGGTAAGGGAAAAATCATCACCATGAAGCGTTCTGGGTCGCTTTGTCGAATGCAAACTTGTAACCCAAAAGCAAAGATTGAATCAAAAACGTATCACTTTGTTCTTATTGACGAGGCTCAGGAAGCCGATGAGTTTATGATTACGAAGTCAATCAAGCCAATGTTGGCGTTTAACAACGGAAGCATCATGCTTACTGGAACGGCTTCCCGTACAAAGTCTTACTTCTATAAGATGATCCAATACAACAAGCGCCGTGCTACCCAAGCAAGGAAGACATTACGAGAATGTCATTTTGAGTACGACCACAGGGTCGCTTCTAAGTACAACTCTAACTACGGAAAGTTTATTGCTAAAGAAAAACTCCGCATTGGAGAAGATTCTGACGAATTCCAAATGTCCTATTGCAACCGATGGATGTTGGAAAAGGGAATGTTTGTTACTGAAGAGCGCCTAGAAAGACTGTATGACCCGTCTATGCCGTTGGTCAAACAGTGGTGGCGTACACCTGTGGTGGTTGGTATTGACGTTGCTCGATCTAACGACTCTACGGTAGTGACCGTCTGCTGGGTTGACTGGGATCATCCAGATCCTTTTGGTTTCTTTGAACACCGCATCTTAAACTGGTTGGAAATTAACAACGAAGAATGGGAATCTCAGTACTTCCACATAATTGACTTCTTGCGAAACTACGATGTTCTACGCATCGGGGTTGACGCACAGGGTGTTGGTGGCGCTGTAGCGGAACGACTAAAGATTCTACTTCCAGAAATTGAAGTTATCCCAATTAGTTCTGACTCAAAAGCACAAAATGAGCGATGGGTACACCTAACAGAACTGATCCAACGTGAGCAATTAGTGATCCCAGGACACTCTAAGGCTCGCCGTACCCGTTCATGGAAACGGTTTAATCAGCAAATGAATGACCTTGAAAAGGTTTATCGTGGGCCGTATATGTTGGCTGAAGCACCTAATGAAAAGGGTGCGTTTGACGACTATGCAGACTCATTGGCAATCGCATGTGCAATGACCGTTCAGGATGTAATGCCAACTATAACCGTTGGAGAAAACCCATTTTTCAATTAATGGTATTCTATGGACACCCCTATTTATTGAGGAGTCAACAATGACAGTAGCACCATCGCCTATGTTCCCTGAACGGGATGTAACCGTTTTCGAGCGCAACATGGCCCCAAGTATCCCAGGCAACAAAGGACCTCTTCGCTTTGAAGAAGGTGTCGCAACCGACACTGACGTTCCAAACGACTTTGGTCGTGGAGCATATGAGGACACCGCACCATCGCCTATGCGAATGAACCAGAACAACCCAGAGATGTTCTACAAGCATGCAGCAGACACCATGCGTGAACGTGCTCATGTTGGTTCAGCATCATGGATTGAAGCCCCATCGGTACTTTCAGAATTCGTTGAAGGTGCAATGGCAGGCGATGACATGCCACAGTTTGAATATTCGTACAACTCGGGTGGTCATATGAACCGTCCGAACCCAACGGTTGTATTTGACTGATTATGGAATCTGGCGGTGGCGCAGAAGGCGTTGACGCTGGCGCAGAAAGCAGTGAAGTAGGTAATCCTTCTTCGCCGTATGCCCTGACAACAACTGACGATCTAAGAGAAGGTATCGCCCAATCTTGGGGACTTGGCCCAATGGGTCAATACTCCCCAAGTTTAATGAGCCGTGCTGGTGCTTTCTATAGTTCATATCAAGTTGCCCCACCGCCAAAAGAACGTGGTCATCGTAACCCGTTTGTTCTTTCTTCTTTTTTAAGAAGTTCAAACGGAGTAAATGTTTATCAACCAACTGGTTTTTCTGTTGAGCGTGATTTACAAGCAGCAACTGCATTGCAAGAAGAGCAGTTCAGTCGACCAATCCCAGGTGAAGATCCAATTGATGCGGCATTTGGTAAAGGAAAGCCAATGCTTGATAAGAAGATTAAAGATGCACCACGCCCTGAAGAGGAAGGTCGCTTGATTAAAGAAACCGATCTTCGCCGCAGGGCTATTCACGTAAACAAGGGTCGTAAAGACGAAAACGACTTCGGACAATAGGAGACAGATATGGCTAAAAAAGCATTTGACATTCTTAGTGAAGCATCACCTGAAGCGGTTGAGTATTACAGCGACCCAAAGGGTGGTCTTCCTGAAGCGCAAGAAGCGTTTAGAAAGATTTCAACTGGAACTGAAAACCGCCGTACCCCTGGAACATTTGGTGGACAAAACCCATTTCTTTTGACAATGGACAGTGCAAAGTTGGAGCACAACAGCACATCTGGTTTGCGTAAAGTACAACGGTCTTTGCAAGCAATTCAATATCTTGACCCATCTGACTCGTCTGGTTTGTGCAACACTTGTGGTTCAGAAACAAAAGGCTGTAGCGCAGTATGCCTTCGTGAGTCTGGTCGCATGGGAAAAATTCCTGGAGTAGGACATGCCCCACACGTACGAACCAACTTCTTGGTTCAAGAGCCAGAAAAGTACTTGGGTCTTTTGAACCACTCTATTGCTCGACATGAAGCGCTGGCACGAAGAATGGATAAGCAGTCAATTGTTCGTTTGAATGGAACTTCAGACATTGACTTTGACAGACTTCCAGCAGGCGCTGTTCTCATCGGTGGTCACCCACGCACAACATTTAGTGAATACACAAAGCATGGAACTCGTGATGTTCTTCCACAAGAAACTGCAAGCCCATTCAAGAACTACTACCGTATTCATAGTTTGAGTGAAAATACAACGGCTGGTCGTATTCGACAAATTACTGAGGCTGGTGGAAACATGGCAGCGCCGTTCTACACACCAAGCAAAGGTTTTGAATTTCCTGACGAAATGCGTATCACCGATAAGCGTGGTGACAGCGTTGATCTTCCAGTAGTTAAAGAAACAGTTGGTCGTGGTAAAGCCGCAAGACGAGTTTCTGTAGGTGACCTACACGACCAGCGAGTGCATGACCCACAGATTGGTGGAATTGTTGCACTTCGCTACAAAGTTCCAACTAACCCAGAGGTTGGATCAATGCCTGATAGTCATGGCTTTGTTCGTGACATTGAAGTTCCTGACCGTAGTAAGCAGGTTTACTTTGGTATGGGCGCACCTAGAATTAATCAAATTAACCGCAACTTGGCAACACAATTTGGTGGCACTCCAGTATCCGTACGTCCTACAACAAAAAGTACAAGCGTCCCATTGATTCCTGAGTGACCTATGACAGACTCATGGGCGATCATAATTGCGGCTGCTATACCCGTAGTTGGAACTGGAGTCGGTTTTCTTATAAGGGAATTCAAGAATTTTAGAATAGAAAATCGCCAAGACCACGCAAACGTAATGTCCGAACTTCGCAAAGTTCGTAGCGGTATTGACGCAGTGGCTGGTCGTTTGAACACACACATTGACTGGCATATGGATAAGGAAAAGAAATGAAAAAGTTATTCTTTATTTCGGCATTGCTTTTAGCAAGTTGTGGCTATGACGGTAAGTATCGTTATGAATGCCAAGACCCAGCAAACTGGGAAAAGTCTGAATGTCAACGCCCTATGTGCCAAGTAGACGGGGCATGCCCAGACACATTACTAGGTTTTGACCCAACCTTAGAAGGTTTAGTAAGCCCAGAATTAAATGATCTAATCCCAACACAGGAGACAGTAGCCCCATGAAACCACGTTTAACCTCAGCAGAACTAGATGCTCGTTTGAAGTTTGTAATCGGATGCATGCTTGGTTTTGTCCTACTCATCACCACAGTCGGAGTGCTTTGGGCGCTTGTGTTTGTTACACAGCCTATCGGCGCTCAAGCAGAGAATGATAAAATG